CCACCGCCGAACTGCTCACGCAGGTTAAACTCGCCGGGGTTCGTTCCCATGACTCGCCATATCCGGTTTTGCTTGAAGGCCAGAAGCTGGTCGCCGAATGCCTTCAGCGCATAGAACTTGTCACCGTCCCAGGAAGGCTGAAGGATATCTCCGGCTCCGTCCTCCGGTATGGAGGTGTTCTCCTCCCAATCCGTAGGATCGTAGGGTGCTGAATACATCAGCATATCCGGGTTATCGGCAATAGCACTGCCCCAGATGCGGTCAGCATACCGCTCGATCACACCGAACTTCTTGCCCTGTGTGTCAACGGATATGATCTGCCACTTCGGACTTGCTGTATCCAGCCATGTGTTCAGGTCCGGTGCTACACCCTTGACCGTTCCCCATGTCATGTTATTCTTCACATCTCCCCATGAGGTCGGCTTGTCCGGCGGTACGATCATGATCATGCCGTCCAGCGCATTACTCAAGATCAGCACATCTACCGTGTCATCAGAGTTGTCAGGATTGATCTCATAGGTCACCCAGCTCCATGCGCTGCTGTTGTAAGCAGACACCCCTACCGGGAGCGGTATCGGCATCCAACTTGTCCTGCTCCCTCTCTGCTTCTGATAGAATTTACCTCCAGCGCAGGCGACATACCACTCATGCTCACCTGCACCGGTATACCAACGGCGAGTAAAGACTGCCAGCGTTTCCACTCTCGCATCAAACTCACCGTCAAGCATTCTCATTGCCGCCTGGGGTTGGAGAACGCCGTGCAGTGTCTCGACATTCTCCTCCTCGGCGGCCCACATAGGATCAGAGTTAAGGCTGATATCAGCCTGGTTCAGTCCCCTGAACTCCCTGATCCAGACATCCGCATCGTAAGCGTGAAGGGAAAAGTATGCCATGTCTCATCACCTCACCGTGGGATGTTGAAAAACTTGGTCACTCGCTTTCGGGTTCCATCGGCATTCAGTCCTGCCGCACCGCCCTCGTCAGCGATCTTTGCCAGTACTTCATTGAAGGCATTCAGATAGGCCATGCCCCTCTGCTGCTTCTGCGGATTTCCGTTCCTGTAGACCAGCCATGTTGCATAGTCAACCAAGGCACGGTGTGTCCACTCCGGTGTCTCCGGTTCGTCCGTGTCGATCTCCAGCCGGTCCGCAACTGTGGGAACATGATCCTTCGCCCACGCAGACATCAGCCGGTCATAGCCTTCGTTGATGTAGTCATCGATGTGCGGCTCATAGTCGCCCAAATCCTCTGCATCGTTATTGGTCTGGAACATGACCTGGTTTTTGATCTCGGCTAATGTCATAATCTCTTACCTCACATTTTCCCACCGTACCGGTTGTGGAGCTGGATGAATACCGGAACCGGAACCTCCACTCTCTCACCACGCAGGACACGGTAATGCTCCTCGCCCTTCTCGTTCGCCAGGGTTACGTGTTCATACTGGTCAACGTTCTCTCCGTCTTCGTGCGGAATCTCCGGCAGGAAAACCTCCACCCGGGGGCCGTTGTACTTCGGCTTCTTCGGAGGCACAACAACAGTCAGGCTGTCATCCTCGTCACCCCGGAAATTACCGGCTTCTTCCTTTTCGTCTTCTTCTTCAAGGATTTCGTCCTTGATCTCTTTGGTCTTCGCAGCCATTGTTCAGGCTCCTTTCTTATGTCTCCTCGGAAGGAGTTGTTTCTGCGGCAGCAGAGCTGCTCGACCCGGCATCCACCAGCATCGCCAGTGAAACGGAGATATCGATCAGGCACTGCTGTGCGATCCACTGATGCGCTTCTTCGCCACGCTGTTCAATGACGGCATCAATGTTGTCGCTTACGGTCTCAACTCTTGTTCTGGTTTCATCAGACATCTCAATCATCTCCTTGTAAAAAAGTGGGGCCAACTGCCGCCAAACAGATGGCCCCGGAGGAGGGAAAAGGGCCTGCGGAGGAAGACAGGCCCTTGGGGATTATCAGGCACTCACGCCATGTTCAACACGGCAGATGAAGTCATCCTGGATAACGGCACAGGCGAAATGCTTCACCTTCCAGCCGATGGTTCCACGCTGATCCAGAGGATCGTCAGAACCGGAGGAACCCAGAGGCTTCACGATGATACGGATGTTCGGCTTGCCCTTGCCGCCGCCCAGTTTCACCAGGCCGTAGGCGTGCTGACCGTAGATGATGGAGGCATGGACTTCGTCACCGTTCGCAGCACCACCGGAAGGCACAACCTTCAGGGCCTGCGTGGTCACCCATTCATCGGTCACGGAAGAGGCAGGAACCCAACGGAACAGGATCTTGCCGCTGTCAGGCCACACCTTTTCGATGCACATCGGGGTCTTGTAGGCAGTCTCGTTCTTGGTGTACTGCACATAGACCATCTTGCCGGTCAGTTCCCTGGCTTCGTCCACAGAGATGGAGTCGGACACGGTCATGATCCGGTTGGTCGCATCGAAGTTGGCACTGGCGGTCAGGTATTCCTTGCTGCCGTACAGGTAGGTCTCGTTCTCAAAAATCTTGCCGTTATCGACCTCGAAGAACTTGACCTTGTACAGAACGCCCAGCTCATAGGCCTTCTCACGGGTCTTGTCCTGGTACTTGTTGGCATCTTCCCAGTGGGAATCCTGGGTCAGATCGTAATAGGTGTCATGGTCGATTTTGGCGTGGAAGAAACCATCGGCGAACGGCTGCGCTCCCTTTTTCTTCAGGTTACGCACAACCTTCTTCACGATGGCATAGGTCATGATGTTGCTGGAGGTCAGGCTGGCACGGCTGGTCACAGCACCGGGGTACATGACATTCAGACCGGCACAGATCTGATCACGGCCCACAGTGTCGATGGACAAAGCCGCCTGACGGTTCAGCCGTTCAGCGATGGCATCGGTTTTCTTGTCCACATGGAACAGGTCCAGCTCATCGGTGTAGGGCATATAGCCGCCGTAAGGCTTGGTCATCACGCTGAAGGCGGTTTCGGTGAGCTGCTGACCATCGGGGGTAACGCCTTCATACAGAGGCTTGGTGATCGCAGGCAGCTCGGTGTAACGGAACATGGTAACGCTCTTGCCGTTGTTCAGCGGCTGGTCAACCATGTCGGCATCATCCAGGTAACGCAGGTTGGGAGTCACGTTCTTCAGAGCTTTGCGCTGGAGATAGGATTCAACCAGAGTCGGCTTGATGCCGGAGCTGTAGGAATAGTTCATGTAGGTATACGGATCTGCCATTGTGGTACACGCTCCTTTTATTTAAGTCGGACACGCGCCCCGGATTGGACTCTCCTTTCCAGCCGTTCAAACGCCGCATCAGACATCGTGTCGATGGCGTTCAATTCGGCTCCTGTGGTAGTTGCCCCATTCGGGGAACGCATCGGGGCAGGAGGCTTCTTACCGCCCGACTTCTTCATCTGTCGGGCCACATCGTAGAAGTCCATCTCGCCGCTGATTACTTTCTGTTTGATTTTGGGATTGTTCTGGAATTCGGCGATCACATCAGGGCCGTTATCAGCCTTGATCGCATCAGCCTGATGCCGGAGCATATTGATCCGTGCCGTTGTCGCAGGATCTTCCTTCGGGGTAGCTGTGAACCGTCCGTTCTCGTCCCTCTGCTGCTCTTTCGGAGCAGGCGTGGACTGCGGCTGGTTCTGCCGGTAACGCACCAGCTCCTTGGCGGTCTCCAGGTCCTTGACCTTGCCACTGGCGACCAGTTCCCTCGCATCCATCTCGATGAGGCGTTCACGCATGGGAGCATACATCGCTTCAAGCTCGGCCTTGACCTCGTTGACCAGGGCGGCACGAATACCGGGGGTTGCCTTCTCGATTGCTTCGGCGACACGCCGCTTGACATAGCCGGGTTCCTTCTGTCCACCGCTGGTACCTTGCGGTTTCTGTTCGTCCTCCTGCTCTGCCTCGTCAGCGTTTTCCTCGGAACCCTCGTCATCGATGTTCGGGTCGAAAGACTCGATATCGAAATCCTCGGACTCCTCGGCCTCCTCGACAAAACCTTCCGGCAGTGAATCTTCTGCTACTTCAGTATTGTCGAAGTTTTCTTCATAACTCATACCGGTTCTCCTTTCGCTCTGCCGAAAATCACGGCGAGTGTATATTGCAAAACCGCTGCGAATCACAGCGGCCTTGACTCATGTTATGTGGGCAGTGCCTGCCCTGTCGGTTGACCAAAGTTATTCTCGGCGGCTCCTACAATCGCACTCTCTTCGGGAGCCTGTCCCTTCCTCGCCTGTTGGGTTGTCAGGGCATTGGTCAGCTCGTCTGTCGCCCTACGCAGGTTCTGGTTCTCGGTCTGCATCTGCTCCATCTGCTGGGTCATCTGCTCGACCTGCTGCTGCATCTGCTGCATCTGCTGCTGGTAGGTTTCGTTCGCCCTGATGACCGGAAGAATGCGGTCTTTACCGTCAAGGTTCAGAATCTCAAACAGCGCAGACAGGGGGAAGAACTGCTGGGCCTGTGCGCTCATGGTGTAGGCCTCCATGAACATCTGATTCTGATTGGCGATGCGCTGGGGGTCCTTGGAGGAAATCTCGATCTGCACCGTATAGGGAGGAGGATTGACCGCTCCCTTTGTCTTCTTTCCGAAGAGCTTCTCGG